CGAAACGACGACAAACTATCCTCCATATAATCTAGTCACGGTTAGCAACGTAGAATCAAGACTAGAATTAGCATTGGCAGGTTTCAAAAAGAAAGAAGTTTATGTCTACACACAAGACGGTAAACTCTTTGTCGAAGGACAAAAGGAAGACAAAGAGACCGGAACAGAATACGTCCATAGAGGAGTGGCTCAGAGATCTTTCACCAGATCTTGGACACTCTCAGATGAAACGGAAGTTAGATCAGTTGTATTTGAGGATGGGTTACTGAGTATTACACTCGGTAAAATTGTCCCAGATCACCATCAAAGGAAGGATTATCTATAAATCCTGATTGATTTCTGCTGCCATTTATACAGAAATGTATCGTAGTGATACAATATAATATAGATAGTTATGTATTAAGGAGGACGACTTATGAACTTCACAGCCGCCACTCTTACAATTGGGACCGTAATGACTCTTTTTTTCAACGGTCTCCTTGGGAGCGCATTTCCCTAATGGACCCCCTACAGCAGAAATCTTTCTAACAACTCCATAAATAAAACTGAATATCGTCGCCGCAGGGGAACGACTGGCAAAATCCAGTTGACTTCCCCTTTTTTTCTTGGTATAATCAATTGAGGTAAATCAAAGCAATGTCAATTAAGTTAGTTGTTCTGAAGTCTGGTGATCAAGTGATTGCAGATGTAAAAGAACTTGTGAAAGAAGATGTTATTCGTGGTATTCTCCTGAATAAACCTTGTAAAGTTAGGGCAGCACGTCCTATGCTTTTGACTGAAGAAGAGAATCCTGCAGACACTGGAAATGTTGAAGTTACGTTTTCTCCCTTTGTTCTTCTTTCAGATGATGAAGATGTGATCATTCCTCCAGACTGGATTGTTTGCGTCGTTAATCCGTTAGAGTCTGTTGTAAATCTGTATAAGGAGAAGATTGATGGACAAGTCGATTAAGTGTCTGCTTTTGGATGTTGATAATGTCATCATCACAGAGGTTGAGGAAGTTCAAGCAGAGATTGGTGATCCAAACTGTAAACTGATTAATCCGTATCGTTTCTATCCAGATAAAGATATGGAACCTTGGCCAAAAGCAACCAACCAAAAAGAGTTGATGGTTCGAGCAGAAGATATTCTGACAATGGCAGATCCAACTCCTGAAGTTATTGAAAAGTATTTGAAACTCACTTCGTAATGCGATTTTACACAAACGTCCAAATGGTCGGGGATCACTTCTTGGTCCGAGGTTATGAAAATGGTAGACATTTCATGACCCGTGAGAAGTTTTACCCGACCCTTTTTGTTCCGTCTAAAAGAAAAACAAAATATAAGACACTTGAGGGTGAATGTGTAGAACCGGTTGAACCTGGAACAGTTCGTGAATGTAGAGAGTTTGTCAAGAGATATGATGGCGTAGAGAACTTCAAGATCTTTGGCAATACTGGGTACATCTATCAGTACATCTCTGAAAACTACAAAGAGGATGAGATCAAGTTTGACATCAGTAAGGTCAAGATCTCAACGATCGATATTGAGGTTGCTTCGGAGAATGGATTCCCTGATGTAGAATCTGCTGCAGAGGAGATCCTGCTGATTACAGTGCAGGATTACACTACCAAACAGATCCGCACTTGGGGACGTGGACCATTCAATAACAAGCAAGCAAATGTCATTTACAAAGGTTTCAGAACCGAGCACGAACTTCTGAATGACTTCATCAACTGGTGGATGATTGAAGATAATACTCCCGAAGTTGTTACTGGTTGGAACAGTGAACTGTACGATATGCCGTACTTGGTGCGTCGTATCGATAGAATTCTTGGTGAGAAGTTGATGAAGCGACTTTCTCCCTGGGGATTGGTTACTGAAAGTGAAGTGTATATTGCAGGTCGTAAGAACATTCGTTACGATGTTGGTGGTATCACACAACTTGATTACCTAAATCTTTATAAGAAGTTTACTTATAAGGCACAGGAATCGTATCGTCTGGACTACATCGCAAGTGTAGAACTCGGGCAGAAGAAACTTGATCACAGTGAGTTTGATACCTTCAAGGACTTTTATACCAATGGGTGGCAAAAGTTTGTAGAATACAACATCATTGACGTGGAACTTGTTGACCGTATGGAAGACAAGATGAAACTAATTGAACTGGCAATCGTTATGGCATATGACGCTAAAGCGAACTATGCTGATGTGTTCTCACAGGTTCGTATGTGGGATAGTATCATCTACAACTACCTCAAGAAGAGGAACATTGTAATCCCGCCCAAAGAACGTTCTGACAAAGACTCCAAGTATGCAGGTGCTTATGTCAAGGAACCGATTCCAGGAAAGTATGATTGGGTGGTCAGTTTTGACCTTAATAGTCTGTACCCTCACCTTATTATGCAGTACAATATCTCGCCAGAGACGTTACGAGACGAAAGACACCCATCAGCAACCGTTGATAGAATACTTGATCAAGAGATAACTTTTGAGATGTATAAGGACAACGCGGTATGTGCTAATGGTTCGATGTACCGTAAGGATGTTCGTGGATTCTTGCCAGAGTTGATGGAAAAGATCTATACAGATCGAACCGTCTATAAGAAAAAGATGCTCAAGGCGAAACAAGATTATGAGAAGACTCCAACTAAAGCACTGGAGAAAGAGATTGCGCGATGCAACAATATTCAGATGGCTCGCAAGATTCAACTCAACTCTGCATATGGTGCTATTGGTAACCAGTACTTTAGGTACTA